CGAGGCGAGCGCGAACGTTCTCCATGCGCCCTTCTTTACCGATTAAGCTTGCTTCAAAGGCATCCCGATCGGCACCGGTCATTGTGCGCACCATGACGTCCCCACCCCATTCAGGCACGGCAATGCACTCGAGCGGAAGATCGTTTGCTGCGAGGATGTTTTCTTTGCTCAGCAGATTCATGGGTTTAAGCCTCCGTGATGTCGCCATCGATTTCAATCGTCACCGACGCTTCAACAACAGCATCGACACCGCCTTGCACGCTGAACTGGGTGACATAGCCGTAAAAGGTCCACACCGTCGGAATGGCGTCCGTAAACGTGATGCGAAACTGCTGTCGGGTGCGATTGGCCCGGTCAGTGCGTAGGCCATCGTGCACCGCATTGTCGGGATCAAAGTGCAGCGTGAGCGACAAGGATCCTTCATCACGAAGACCCATACGCTTTTCTTTGGCCGTGGATGAGAGGTTCGTCACATCAATGACCTGGGCTTGTCCGCCCGGGCCTTGAAAGGAGACGACATTGGGAATCGTCTCAAAGGAAGTGGTGCCCATTCTGGCAATCGTAATGCCCTGGGCGATGATGGCGGTACTCGACATACGTGTTCTCCAAAAAACAAATGGCCCGAATGGGCCACTATGAGGTTGTTACTAGTTGAGACGGGTGACTGTGTCTACTGACGAAGATAGGTGTAATCCACGGAAATTCGGTAGGCGTGCACTTCTTCCTCAAAGCCGCTGATGACCATGCGGATATCCGATACGGTTTCAATCGCTGCCATCACTGCCCCCTGTATCTCGTCTTGCAGCTGATTGGCTGCTTGCAGTGTTTTGGCGTACACATCGACCTGCATCCGCAGTCGTACGACACCGTGCAAACCGTTGATGCCAATTAGTTGCTCAGACGCGACGGGCGTGTAGACAATGTAGGGAAAGGCCGTTTCAGCTGGCGCAATCAAAGCAAACACACGGCTCTGCGCTAGGTGCTTAATGGCTTGATAAAAATCTTGCATCAGGGTTTGGCAAGCTTTTTTGCTTCGGTTTGAATTCTGTCTGCCAGTCGCGTGGTGATAGCTGTCACCGCCTCCTGCCGTTTGGTTTCTAGCGAAGGCCGCAGGAACGGTCGCGCGGCCATTTTGACGGTCCCAAACTCAATGAAGCGCCAATACCAGGCATCTTGGGATAGATTTTTCTTCTTTCCCTGAAGCCGGTATTTCTTCCCATGCCGAACCGTTACAAAGAAGGTCTGGCGAGTGAGACTCGATAGCTCCGGGATGTGTTTCATGATCACGGATCGCTTCAAGGTTCCAGGCGGCGGTTGGTTAGGTATTGCCTCTGCAGCCTTAGGAGCACGAGACTTTGCCTCATCCCGAACCACCTTGGCACCGGCATACACGGCATTGCGCAGACCATTTCTCGCAACGCGTGCGGGCAATTCATTTAAGAGCTTCACTAACTCCGCTGCGCCCTTGACCTGCATCCGTTCAAACTTAGCCATCGTCGATTCCTTCTGAGGCATACAGTGTGATGAGAACGTTTTCTTCGTCCTCATTGATGCCGCCATGGATTTTGAAGATCCGACCGCCATGCAGACCTCGAAAATTCGGCAAGTCTCCTAAGTCAGAAAACAGAGCTTGATACCGCAGGGTGATCTGATGTGTGATCTCTGCTGAAATGCGTTGAGCAGTAACGAGCTGGCGTGCAGAAATTGGCGCGATGTTGGCCCACACCGTTTTAACCGGAACCCAGCTGCGCGCTGGCGCACCCAGCTCATCGATTACCGTTGTGGCCCGTTGAAGGGCAAGCCGGTGGATGAGCACCCCCGCCGGGACGGCCGTCATACCAGCGCCACCCGATAAGGATCCAGCAATCCATCGACAAAAGGTAACGGATCAATCCGCCCGCGCATAAGGATCGACATTTCTTCGCGATGCGCATAGAGACTTCCCACGCGCAGCTTGATCCAGCTCTTGATGCCTTCGGGGACGTTGGATGTTGACCCGTATCCCGCATCAAAGGTGACCGTTACAGCGCCAATTTGCGGCAAGGTTGAAGGCCACGTTTTTCCAAAGACTGGGGTGATTCGCGCTGGTTCATAAGCGGTATCCACCACATAGTCGGCTGCTGGCATCGTCAGGCTACTTCCGTTCATATCCAGATACTGGATACTTGTCACCGATTGAACCGGACATTTGGCCACCAGGATGGCGCATGCCGGGAATGCATCAAGCACTAGCTTCCAGCGCGCAGTCATCAGCTGTCGACCCGTCACTGTCTCAGCTGCCTGACGGGCAGCAGTAATGATGGAGCTGATGAGGGCGTCGTCATCGTCAACATCCACCCGCAGGTGAAGCTTGGCCTCGGCCAGAGACACCGGTTCCCCTACGGGTGGCGTGACGAGTTGCAGGGACACGGTTTAGATGATTTGTGCCACAGCGGCCTGATTTACTGCATCAGCCGGCGCGAACCGGGGATCCAGCCCGAGTAATTGCGCTGCGGTGTGCGCCGCGGCTGTGGCGACGGTGAGAACAAGCCGGACATGCGTGAAGCCGTTATTGGCATCAACTTCATCGGGGCGCAGGTTAATCAGCGCTTGCCGGCTAGCACCATTGGCCGCTTGGGCCAGTTGCGTGATTGCTTTGCCAGTAATGTCCTTGGCGCCAGTTCCGGTAGCGTCGGTCGCTTGCTGAAGTTTGGCGTCTACCGTACTGCCATTGGCCATGGCTCCCGTTTGGATGACTGCCAAAAGGTTATGGTGATTGGCCAGAGCAACCCATGAGCTGGTGCTTGAGCCTGCGGCCTGATTACTGGGATCGATGCTAGTCAAAAGTGACAGCTGCTCGCTGCCTTTTGCATTGGGAAACATAGTGATTTCTCCTAAGGTTAAGCGAATTAGCGAGCGCCCAGTTGGACGAAGGGCGACATCGAGGCGCTACCCTTGGCCGGGGAGATGGGTGCTGCGATTTTGGACTGGCCATCCATGCGGAAGGTGGTCCTGAAAGCGGTCAGATCCGCGTCAAAGTACAGATGCATGGAGGTCGCCGTCTGCATGCCACCGGCTTTGGTGATGGTCTGGTAGTACGACAGATCAGCCAACAGCACATCGCCTTGTCCCGAGAAAGTATTGGCATGTTGAGAGACAAACACCGGTCGACCCAGGAGGCTGCCGTAGGGCGAAATCTGAATGCCGCCAACTGAGAGACCCGTGGGCAGATAAATCGGATAGTTGCCAAGGGTGAGTGTGAACAGGGCCGGGAGCACATCGTTATTCACAATCCAGACGGCCTTACCGAAACTGCCCGGCGGCAGACGCGAGATCATCTTGGCCAGGTTCTGCGGTAAGAGCGTTTGCGCCGCCTGGTTCTGTTCTTTAGCGACCGTCACCGTAGTGGTGTTGTTCATGCAGCCAACCGGCACCCCTGTACCTGAACCAAAGAGAATCGACTCATTCGTCTTCCAGCGAATGGAGGTAGCGATTTTTTCAGGTAGGTAGGTGGACAGTGCGTTGGTGTCGTCCAGCAGCTCGTCGGTGACCGGAACGAGTGCCATCAATTTTTTGAGACGCAAGGTAGAGAGTCCCAGCACTGGTTTGGTGCTCACTGCTGGAGTAGCTTCACCTTGCCAGTACGCCCGTATTCCATTGCTGCCCCAGGGTGTTGTTTCGTCCTTCGGGAAAGCCATCGTGTTACCGGTGATCTCGACGTTATCGGTCATGGGAAGCAGCGAGTCTTCACCCAGCGACAATTGGAAGATTTCACGAGCAAACTGCGGGGGTACCAAAAATCCGCCATCCTGAGCAGAGCCTTCATTGCCGAAGTTGGTCGGAACTGCTGCGCCCCGGCTGGAACCGATCAACAGGCGCTCATCAATCGTGCTGCCGGGCTTCTGTGCCTGGCAGACCGTTTTTAGGAATTCGCCGACACTATGAAAGCCGTGGGTCGGATTGGCTTCACGATTGTCGACCACCGAAATGATGGATGAGGAAGCAATCGGTGCTGACAGTGCCACATGGGCCATTTGGGCTTCTTCGGCGATCAATGCAGCTTCACGGTCGATGGCACTCGTTGCTGATTCGATTTTTGCCTTTAGCGCATCAAAAGCGGACAACTCTTCATCCGTCATATCGCGCTCCTCCGAGGCGGCGATATCGGTCAGCGTTCGGGCATCCTTGACGAGATTAGCTTTACGAGCTTGCAACTCGCGTAATTTATTGCTCATTGGGGTATCTCCAGAAATGAAAAAGCCGCCCGAGGACAGATCTGGGGCGGCAATGGGTGGCGACCTACGGGTCGGCATAAAGCAACGCAGCGCTCTCCGGAGGGCCGCGAGTCGGTTAACTGGTGTAGTGAGTTAAAAAGCCTATTGCGGTGGACTGACCAAAACCTGTACAATATTTCTGTACAAAAGGGAGCATCCATGACTATCGAAACCACCTACAGCCAGGCGCGTGAGCAGCTCAAGTCGCTCATGGATCGCGCGGTCGAAGACCGTGAAGTGATTGTGGTCCGTCGTCGAGCCGGCGGTGATGTGGCATTAATTGCGGCTGACGAGTTAGAAAGCCTTGTCGAAACTGCTCATCTGTTGCGGTCAGGTAAAAACGCAGAGCGCTTACTAACAGCGTTAACGCGTGCACGCTCCCAATCCCTGGAGCCGATATCGCTGACAGACCTGCAACAGCGTGTCGGCCCAGATGCGTGACCCAGTCCGGATAGCGGTTTGCCACCCTGAATTTCTTGAAGACCTTCAATACTGGGTAGAGACCGATCGCCGTACCGCCAAACGGCTACTTGAAGTGATCCGAGCAACTTTAAAAGATCCCTTTGATGGGATCGGTAAACCGGAGCCGTTGAAATATCTGGGCAGCGATGTCTGGTCACGCCGCATTACCCAGGAGCATCGTTGCGTCTATTTAGTCAAATCTGATCGCGTTGAATTTTTACAAGGCCGATACCACTACTGATTACATCAGTGCCAGAGAATCTCTCGCCTGATTAAGCCTAG